GCGCCTGAGTGGGCTACAAAGCACGGGCTTATAGGTATGGGCCGGCAGCCAATATGGTTTAACAAAAGCGAATATACGTATGTTAATGGGCAGCAGGGCGGGCGCGTATTCCTCTTCGATGGCCCTGGATACCCGATTGCAGGCGTGGTTGATGCAACTGAGCGCCCAACCACCCCATCATGGTCAGGCGAAGGTCTGCCGCCGGTTGGGGTGGTGTGTGAGGTTGAATATGATGATGGCCGCCAGATATGGCATGAGGCAGAGGTGATTTATCACAAGAAAGACGGCCCGAGAATCGCAGCAGCAATGTTAATCGGTGATGGCCGCGATAAGCTTGTATGGGTTTCGCAATTCCGCCCAATCCGCACCCCCGAGCAAATCGCGGCGGATGAGCGGGAGGCGGCAGTAGATGCGATGGTCAAGGCGTGCCCATACCCAGGATCAACGAGCACGCGACTCGACTGCGAATCCCTCTACAGCGCAGGCTACCGCAAACCCTAACACCCAAGCCGGCCATCACGCCGGCTTTTTTACCGCTATCGTTTTTTATGGCATAATCCTTGCACGAATAACGCCAGGGCCAGAACATGCCGATCACCTCTACGCACCCACAATACGCCGACCAGTGCGCAAGATGGTCGATTAATAGAGCGGCTTGCCGTGGCCAAGACGAGGTTAAGCGCGCGACCACTGACTTTTTGCCTGACGACTCGGCGGCGGATCGCAGCAACGAAGCGCGCGCACGTTATGCCCGCTACCTTTTGCGCGCGACGTGGATGCCTGTCAGCGGATATACGCAACAGGGATTGATTGGGATGGTGATGCGTCGAGCACCTGAGGTCGAGCTGCCACCCGAAATCGAATACGCCACCGAGAACGCAGACGGCGCAGGATTGTCACTTGATCAGATGGCCAAGCAGGCGCTTGCCGAGGTTATCGAGGTTGGCCGTCTTGGCTTGCTGGTCGACTACCCCTCTGCTGAGCCTGGACTGTCCGCCGAGCAGGTCGCCATGATGGGCCTGTCTGCTCGCATGACGATCTATCGCGCAGAGTCAATCGACAACTGGCGCCTGCGCAATATCGGCGGGGTGTTGCGTCTTGTGATGGTCAAGCTATGCGAGGTTGCCGAGGTCGAGAAAGACGACTATGCGCTTGAGTATGAAAAGCGTTATCGCGTCCTGAAACTTGAGAATGGCGTCTACACCCAAACCGTCTACAACGAAAAGGAAGAGCAGATTGGCGAAGTGATCACGCCTCGCCAGTCTAACGGCGCGGCTTGGGATCACATTCCGTTTCACATTATCGGCGCGACCACTAACAGCCCCGAGGTCGATCAGGCGCTAATCAGCGGCATCGTTGACTTGAATACTGCGCATTATCAGATGTCTGCGGACTCGGCTAAGAACCTGCATATCCACTCGGGCGGCACGCTGGTTATCAGCTCCACCATGAGCAATGAGCAATGGAAAGAGGCTAACCCGCAAGGCATCACAGTAGGCGCGGATCAAGGTCTATTCCTTGGCGACTCTGGCGCGGCGAACCTGTTGCAGCTAAACCCCGCCAGCGCAGTAGAAGAAAAACTGCGCACCCTCGAAAGCCAGATGATCGCAGTAGGCGCGCACCTAATCACTGACGCGACCAGCAACGAAACAGCAGAGGCCGCGCGCATTGACGCTAGCGGTAAAGCCAGTTCGCTATCTACCGCAGTCGGCAACGTCAGCGAAGGTCTAGAGGCCGCACTTGAAGACATGGCGCGATTCATGGGCGGCAACCCCGACTCCGTGAAATACCAACTGAATCAGCAATTCTACCCAGACAACCTCGACGCGCAGACCATCATGGCGATGATCCAATTGCTTGACCGTCAAGTGATAGCGGTGCAAGACGTGCGCTCCAAGCTGCGAGGTGGCGGCTTGATTGCGCAGAACCGTACCGACGAAGAGTTGGACGGTGAGCTGGGCGACGTTGAGCCGTTGGCGCCTGTTGTATGAGTGCAAATGGCTTTATCACCGACCGCCTCACAAGGCACATGGTGTTTTTACAGCGATTCGCCGGCCAACAAGTCAAAGAATCGCTGCCAATCCTCAAGCAGATGGCCAAAGAGATTCGCGCCGCATTACAGCGCCAGGACTTGACGGACTTCCAGACGGCTCGGCTTATCGCGCTGCAAATCGACATTATGGCCATTACGTCGGCTGCTGGTGTCGAGCTGGAAGAGTTGATGACGGCCAACATGACAGAGTTTGCCGTCTATGAGGCTGGATTCACGCAGAAGCTGTTGCAAGGCGCAGTCACGGTTGAGCTTGCCGGCGTTTCGTCTGTTGCGCTTGGTGCTGCTGTTACGTCCGCCCCGATGAAGTTGATCAGTGGGCAGAAGACGATTAACACGACGTTTGCGGGGATCTTCGACACATTCGCTAGCGGCGTATCGCGCGAAGTGATGACGACCGTGCAAGCAGGGATCACTGCTGGCGCGACGAATGCTGAGATCACGCGAAATGTTATGTCGCTGGTTAATACAAGGACTAGGGCGCAGGCGGAAACAGTCGTTAGGACTGCTGCGAATGCTGCCGGTAGCGTTGCGCGGGCCGAAGTTTACAAGGCCAATGCGGATGTTTTGAAGGGCGAAGAGTTTTCCGCTGTTCTCGACGGGCGCACCACGATTACCTGCGCGTCACTTGACGGAAAGATTTACCGAGTTGGCGAAGGCCCGCAACCGCCGATGCACTACAACTGCCGATCCGTTCGCGTGCCGGTTGTGGATGATCGCTTTGCAGCGCTACGCGAAGGCGCTACCCGTGCAAGTTATCAAGGGCCAGTTGCTGCGACACGGACTTATGGTGGGTGGTTGCGTGATCAGCCAAAGGAATTCCAAATCGAAGTGCTAGGGCCTGAGCGTGCGCAGCTATTCCGGTCTGGCGAGGTGTCGCTGGATAAATTCACCGATGACGCCGGCAAGGTCTACACGCTTGACGAGCTGCGGGCGCGGGAAGGGATTACATTGGAGTGATGCGAAAGTTTTCATTAGATATATACAGGAATGGAAAGCTCGCATATAATTCGTCCTGCATGTTTCGTGTCACCTTGCCCGGTGATCCGATCCGGCCTCAGACGTTGGAAGCGTCATGCGGCCACCCAAAGCCCCAGCATAAAACACTGGGGCTTTTTCTTGCCTGAAATTCAAGCTGGCACGCTACTTGCAACCATTAACAGACTGGCATATCCTTTGCATAACCGGCCAGTGGCCTATTCAATGAGGATCAGTCTGTGACTGACGCAACCGAGACAACCACTCCAGAAGTTGATGTGGCAGCACTGCTAGCCGAGAACGAGCGCCTAAAGGGGCATCATTCAAAGCTGCTGGAAGAGACCAAGACTGCGAAACAGAAAGCCGCAGAACTGGAGAAGGCCCAGCAAGACGCAGAGATTGCACGGCAGCACGAGCAGGGCGAATACAAGACCCTTGCCGAGCGGTACAAGGCAGAGGCGGAAACTGAGCGCAAGGCCTTGGTTGAGCTTAAAGGCAGCATTGCAAATCAGGCGCTTGATAGTGCTGCGATGCAAGCCGCACTGACTGAGGCGAACAGTCCGGCCAATGCAAAGATCATGGCGCGGTTTATCCGTGACCAGTTGGAATACAGCGAAGCAGGCGTTATCGGCAAGGGCGGCAAGTCCGCTGATGACGCAATCAAAGAAATGTTTGCAACGGGCGACTTTGAAGCCCTACGCAAAGGCAACCAATCCTCGGGCGGCGGTGCTCCCGGTAGTAAATCAAGCGGCGGTGCCGCAGTTGGAAACATGGGCGGCTCTAAATCAGAACGCCAAGCGGCCATCGCAAAACGCTTTAACCTACCAGCCAATTGAGGTAACACACTATGTCCCTTTCGCAAATGCAAGTATTCAACGAATACATCATGCCAGCCACCATCGAAACCCTTGGCCAAATGGTCGAGAAGTTCAATGGCGCAAGCAATGGCGCTATTCGCCTGACCACCGAAGGTTTTAGCGGTGACTTCCTGCAAGAATCTTTCTTCGCAGCCATCCACTCGGCCCAGCGCCGCGTTGACCGTTACGCCGCACAAGCGTCCGCCGCTGCCACCGACCTGACCCAGCTCAAGCACAGCTCGGTCAAAGTGGCTGGCGGTTTCGGCCCGATCCGCTATGAGCCAGCCCAGATGACATGGCTGGAAAAACCAACCGCCACCGGCATTGAAGTGGCTAGCAAGAACTTCGCTGAAGCGCTGATGAAAGATCAGCTCAATACCGCCATCGCCGCACTGGTCGCCGCAATCTCTAACCAGGCTGCTGCCACCAACGACGTGTCTGCCACTGCTGGCATCAACTACGGCTCGATGAACGGCGCTCACGCTAAGTTCGGTGATCGCTCCGGCGATCTGGTTGCTCAGATTATGACCGGCGCGGTATATCACAAGCTGATTGGCGCCAACCTGACCAACACCCCGCAGCTGTTCCAGGCTCAAGGCGTGCGCGTTGTGGACATTCTCGGCAAGGCGGTGATTGTTACCGACGCACCGGGCCTGTATCTGGCCGGCACCCCGAACAAGGACTTTGTTCTGTCCCTGGCACCGGATGCCGCAATCGTTTCCGATGGCGCTGATCTGATCAGCAACATCGAAACCAAAAACGGCCAGACCCGCATTGAGACAACCATGCAGGTTGACTACACCTTTGGTCTCGGCTTGAAGGGATACACTTGGGATGAAGCCAACGGCGGCAAGTCGCCTACCGATGCTGAGCTGGCCACCGGCTCGAATTGGGATAAGGTAGCCACCGACATTAAGCACACCGCTGGTGTGATTACTATCGGCGACCAAGCCAAGGCGTAACTTGACGTAAAATAGAAAGGGCGGCTTAGGTCGCCCTTTTTACTATCTGAGGGATTAAACATGCAAAAGATCGCCTACGAAAAGCACCCATTGCCAGAAGGCCGCAAAGAAGAATTGCGCGCAGCTGGATTTAAGATTCTCGACATTCGATTCAAGCCGGCAGACGCGGAACAGGCAGAAGCCGAGCCAGAAAAGCGCCCATACGTGCGCAAGGCTGAGAAGTAATAACCATCGCCCGCCATGTGCGGGCTTTCTTTTGCCTTGTGCGGTTATCTGGCATATCATTTGCATAGTTAAATTGAGGCTCTGGAAATGGCTCTGATAGTCGGCACAAATACCTACGCAACAGAAGGCGAGCTTGGCGCTTATGCCAATGATCGCGGGATCGTGATCGTTGACAGTAATCCGTCGGTCTTGCTGCTGCTCGCGATGGATTACCTCGCCACCCTAGAAGACCGCTGGCAGGGCGAGCGCACCACTCCTGCTCAGCCGCTCGCATGGCCGCGCACTGGCGTCTATGTGTACGGCACCGCACTTGCTGATGACGCTATTCCGCAGAGCCTGAAAGATGCGCAGTGCCGGCTTGCGCTTGATGTTGACTCGGGCGTTGCGTTGTTGCCAACCGTATCAGCAGGCAGCAAAGGCAGCGTTATCGAGGAAACCGTTGACGTTGTGACCGTGAAATACGCAGAAGGCGCGAACAATACGCAGCCTGTGTTCACAGCAGCCAT